TGACGAACTTACTCAGTGGGCCACCCCCTTCGCATGGAACTACATGAGATCACGTCTACGGTCCACTGCACCCGACTTGCCTATCTTTATGAGGGCAACTACAAACCCAGGAGGTAGGGGTCACCATTGGGTTAAGAAAATGTTTATTGACCCATCTCCTGCAGGAAAGGCTTTTAATGCAACTGATATTGAAACAGGTGAAGAACTTAAATATCCTGCAGGACACGCAAAGGCAGGAAAGCCTTTGTTCAAACGTAGGTTTATACCTGCACGTCTTTCAGACAATCCTTACCTAAGTGAACAAGGTGACTACGAGGCAATGCTACTATCGTTGCCTGAACAGCAACGTAGGCAGCTACTAGAAGGTGATTGGGATATTAAAGAAGGTGCAGCCTTCACAGAGTTTGATCGTAACGTCCATGTTATTGATCCATTTAAGATACCAAACAATTGGGTTAAGTTTAGGGCTTGCGATTATGGATATGGTTCTCATAGTGCTGTTGTGTGGTTTGCCGTTGCGCCTGATGAGCAACTTATCGTATATAGAGAATTGTACGTCAGTAAAGTACTCGCAACAGACCTTGCCGATATGGTCTTAGACCTAGAGGCAGAAGATGGAAACATTAAGTATGGAGTTCTTGACTCTTCTTTGTGGCATAAGCGTGGTGATACTGGCCCTAGTCTTGCTGAACAGATGATTAGTCGTGGATGCCGTTGGAGGCCATCAGATCGTTCTAAAGGTTCACGTGTTGCAGGTAAGAACGAAATACATAGACGTTTACAAGTAGACGAGTTTACAGAAAACCCCAGACTAGTATTCTTTAACACTTGTACAAATATGGTAGCACAGTTACCTGCTATACCACTGGATAAGAAAAACCCTGAAGACATTGATACACATTCTGAAGATCACTTGTATGATGCATTACGATATGGTATAATGTCAAGACCACGGTTTAGTATATTTGACTACGATCCTAACAGTACACGTTCAATGGGTATGAGAGTAGCAGATTCAACATTTGGCTATTAAGGAAAAATAAATGGCAGAAGAAAATGACATCTTTATTGAAGACGATTCAATCGCACTAGAGGATACAGATAACTCTACTGAGTTTGATGCAGATACTTCAAAAATCATACCTTATGTTATGGAACGGTTTCATCGTTCTGAAGACTATCGTCGTCAAGATGAAGAACGTTGGCTAAGATCGTATAGGAACTATCGTGGTATTTATGGTCCTGATGTACAATTTACTGAAGCAGAAAAGTCTCGTGTCTTTATCAAAGTTACAAAAACTAAAACGCTTGCTGCCTACGGGCAGATTGTTGATGTTCTATTTGCTAACAATCGTTTTCCTCTTTCTATAGAACCTACTGAACTACCAGAGGGTGTAGTTGCAGATGTACACTTTGATCCTGCTGAACCAGAACAAATGCGTGAGAACGGACTAAACGAAAGTAGTCCTTATGGTTTTAAAGGTGATGGTAAAGAGTTTCCTGCAGGTGCTACACTAAAAACACTAAACGAAATGCTTGGTCCTATCAAAGATAAGTTTGAAGGAATTGACAATGTACAAGCAGGTGTAGGTAAAACCCCTACAGCAATTACGTTTAGCCCTGCAATGATTGCAGCAAAGAAAATGCAAAAGAAAATCCAAGATCAGTTGGAAGAATCATCTGCATCTAAACACCTACGCAGTACAGCATTTGAAATGGCACTGTTTGGTACTGGTGTTATGAAAGGCCCATTTGCTGTAGATAAAGAATATCCTAACTGGGATGAAGACGGTAACTACGATCCTATGTTTAAAACAGTACCACAGGTATCTCATGTATCTGTGTGGAACTTTTATCCTGATCCAGATGCCAACAGCATGGATGAAGCACAGTATGTAATTGAACGTCACAAGCTTTCTCGTACACAGATGAGAGCATTGAAGAAACGTCCATACTTCCGTAGTCAAGTTATTGATGAAGCAATTATGCTTGGTGAAAACTATGACAAACAATATTGGGAAGATGATCTATCTGACTATGCACCAGAGCATGGCATTGAACGTTACGAAGTCCTAGAGTACTGGGGTATGGTTGACACTGAGATGCTTGAAGAGCAAGGTGTAGATATTCCAGATGAACTAACAGCCTTTGATGAATTACAAGCAAACGTGTGGATTTGTAACGGCAAACTAATTCGCATGGTCCTCAATCCATTCAAACCTGCACGTATTCCATATCAAGCTGTACCTTATGAACTAAATCCATACTCATTCTTTGGTGTTGGTATTGCAGAAAATATGGACGATACGCAAACCTTGATGAATGGTTTCATGCGAATGGCTGTTGACAATGCTGTATTATCTGGTAACCTATTGATTGAGGTTGATGAAACTAACCTAGTTCCAGGCCAAGACTTATCAGTATATCCAGGGAAAGTATTCCGTAGACAAGGTGGTGCACCAGGACAAGCTATCTTCGGTACTAAGTTCCCGAATGTTGCAGGTGAAAACTTACAACTGTTTGACAAGGCACGAGTACTAGCTGATGAATCCACAGGCTTTCCATCATTTGCACATGGACAAACTGGTGTGTCAGGTGTAGGCCGTACAGCTAGTGGTATCAGTATGCTAATGGGTGCTGCCAGTGGCGGTATCAAAAACGTAATCAAAAATATTGACGACTACTTACTACGTCCAATGGGCGAAGGTCTATTCCGCTTTAATATGCAGTTTGACTTTGATCCAGAGATGCGTGGTGACTTAGAAGTTAAAGCACGTGGAACGGAAAGTCTAATGGCTAACGAAGTACGTAGCCAACGACTAATGCAATTCTTGCAAGTATCATCCAACCCTGCACTTGCACCGTTTGCTAAGTTCCAATACATTATTCGTGAGATTGCAAAATCTCTTGATCTTGACCCCGACAAGGTAACTAACAATATGGACGAGGCTGCACTGCAAGCAGAACTTATGAAAGGTATGCAAGCACAACAGCCAACACCAGAGGGTGCTCCTGCAGGGGCAAACCCAATGGATACATCGGGAGCAGGTGGCGGTAACATTGGCGTAGGCCAAGCACCAACACCGCAAGAACAAGGATTTAGTGGTAATGCAGGACAAGGAGCACCTCAACAAGCTCAAGGCAATGGTCAGCAACCAAGCCCAATGGTCTAAGTTTGAAGACTACTTAGATTTTATAATAGCACAACAGCATCGTGTGATGGAACAAACAAATGAAGTTGTTGCAATGCATAGAGCACAAGGTGCTATATATCAATTACGTAGACTTAAACTATTACGTGACGAAGTACTTAAATCAGGATAAATAAATGGCAGGATTAGGCAAAGGACTTAAAGCATTAGCAGGGTCCGTTACCCCACCTAAAAAAGATATAAATCCATTGCTAAAGCAAATGGATCAAATGCTTACTTTAGATCAGCCAAATAAAATTGCGGAGTTTTATAGTCCTGTAATATCTGCTATTGATAAAATGCCTATTGCCGTTGAGGGTACTAAAGGCGAAAACATTATGGGATACTTAAATAAACGTGCTCCTAATGTAAGTAAAGCAGAACTTGAATCTTTTAGTTTACAATTAGACCCACAACAAAAATATACAAGAGAGCAAATAAAAGAACTTGCTAAACAACAAGGTTCTGAAAAATATGTTGTAGAAGTAATAGACCCTAAAAAAGTACCTTATTTTGATGAAATAGAGTTTGATGAAGTTGAGGGTACTGAGTTAGAAGATATATATAACTTTAGTGAATTTCGGGGCATTCAAAGACAAAACCCTATAGATAAAGAAATAGGATTTATAGGTTTAAAATTACAAGGCGAAAAAAATTATTATAAAAATGATACTAGTCATTTTGGAGGAGTAGAAAATATAGGACATTCTCGTAGCTCTATACGAGAAGTAATGCCTGAAGGTGGCCCCTTACAACAAAAAATAAAAGATCGTGAAACTTATCTTTTGATTGAAGAAGCACAATCTGATATTGTTAAATCACAACAAGATGTATTATTAAATAGAGAAAAATTTAGGCAAGATGGCAGGTATTCAGAAACAAGAACTATATATCCAAACACTCCTGAAGATTTAATTGAATTAGACATGGTTGTATCAAGAGATACAATTGGTGATTTACAATATGAAGCTGAACAATCAAATATTTCTATTGATCCTGCAGTATTAAAAACTATTACCGATTTTCTTAAAGCAGCTTATAAAGATGTATATTTTTATGATAACTTTAAAGAGATACAAAGAAAAAATACAGAGTTAGCAGAAGAGTTAAGAGATAAATTAAAAGAAGAACATAATCTTACTATTTATACGGGTAAAACTCCACAAAAAGTAGCAGAGCTTGCAACTTTAGAAAGTCTTAGTGAGTTGGATACAGGCAACCGTATTGAACCAGGAACACATTCATTTGAAGGTGAGGTTACAGAAATATGGGAAACCTTTCCTGAAACTTTAGAAGGTGAAGCTAAGTACAACAGTAGTTTAGAGTTAGACCCTAAAGAAGTATCTTATGAATTGGGCTATAAAGGAACATTAAAATCAATACGAAAACTTTCGCCTGTTCAAACAAGAAGTGAATATTTAAAAAAATTATTGCTTGCAAATATTGCGTATGCAAAACAACAAGGAATTAATAAAGTAGTTATTCCTGATTATAAAGAAATAGCAAGAGCACGTATTCCTAATTTTATAGATGAAGTAGAATGGGGAGAAAATAGTAGAGAACTATACAGAAAATATTATGAGGCTGTAGAAAAAGGTACAGGAGATCAGTTTATAAAAAATTATTATGAAACTATGTTTAAACCTTTATATAAAGATGCTCTTAAAAAAGTTACAAACGAACTTAAATCAGAAACTAAAGGCGCAATTAAAGTTAAACCACGTAATATTAAATATAAAGATTTAACAGAAAAAAAAGGTTATCGTAATAGTGATGCTACTGAGTTAGATATTACAGACTTTGAGTTTGATCCCAGTACACAACAAATACGATTTGCAGAAGGTGGAGCAGTTCCTATGGAAGAACAAATGAAACTCTTTGAAGAGGGTGGCCTCAGAGATGAAGGTGGCATGGTAGATGAAGAATCAGGAAACGATGTTCCAATTGGAAGCACTCGTAAAGAAGTACGAGATGATATACCTGCAATGCTAAGTGAGGGTGAGTTTGTATTTCCTGCAGACGTAGTACGTTATCTTGGATTAGAACGATTAATGAATCTTAGACAAGAAGCTAAGATGGGCTTGAAACAAATGGAAGCTATGGGGCAAATGGGCAACAGTGATGAAGCTACAATGCCTGATGACTTACCATTTGGTATGGCTGATTTAGTTATTGTTGAAGGTGAAATGGAACCACAGGAAAAAGCATACGGTGGCGTTATTCATGCAAATCAAGGAACATTTGTAACTCCTATTTATGATCCACAAAATCAAGATGTACGTCCATACACAAACGATGGTGGGCAAACAGTTCGTTATATTCCATTCTTAGGTGGAAATCCTGTCTATCCAATTCCTGAAGGATATGTGCCATTAGATCAGGCTACTGCACCAGAAGCAGAAGAAACATCTGAAGCTATTCCAACAGGTGGTGACGATGATAGAACACCACCACCAGAACCATCAGAGTTCCAGAAAGCAGGTGGATGGAACATGGATACATCTGCTACTGATGGTAAAGCACTAGACATGTGGATCAAAGAGGCAGAGAAAGTAAGTACGTTTGGTAACGTAGCTTCAGGTATTGGTGCTGCAATTAATCCAATGTTGGGTGGTATGATTGCTCTTGCTAACAAGCAACAAAAGAAACAAATTGTAGAAATGCTTGATGAAAAAATTGCGCAAGCACGTAAGACACCTATTCAAGGACAAGTAGCTGCACTGCAAGAAGTAAAAGATCGTTTGACAAACCCAGAACGTAAAGGTATACTTGCTAAAGCAATTAGTGAAATTACAGAAACAATTGGTGATGCACTTGGTTTAACTGAAGAAGAAAAGAAAAAATCTAAAGTGGGTAGTGCCGTTAACGCAACACAAAATCCAGAAGAAAATGACGATAAAACAGATGCAGATGCAAATGCTGCAGTAAATCAAACTGATTCAGTAGCTGATCAATTAATTGATAATGGCATATTAGGTCCAGAAGACTTTGCTCCTAAACCACCAGAAATTACTGAACCAGAAGTAGAACTAGAAGTTGGTCCTGCTACACCAGTTGCACCTGTAGCACCAGAAACTCCTGAAGCTATACCAACTGCACCAGAAACACCTACTATTGCAGGTGCGCCAGAAATACCTACATTACAAACACCAGATAAAATACCTACAGGAATGGGGATACAAGGATTTGAACCTTCTGTAACAGTACCAGAAGAAGGTGAAACACCATCTACATTACCTTTACGTACTGAACAAGCAGTAGTAGGTGCAGGTATGACAAAAATACAAACAGCATTAGATGAAATACGTGCGTCTATGCCCTATCGTGGTCCTGTATCAGGTATGACTTTAGAAGAAAAGTTAGCTGACCCAATTGCACCATTTAAAAAAGGTTGGGAAAAATTAACAGAAGCTATTAGTCAAGTATCAACTACAGATTATACCACACCTACTCAACCCACAGCTACTACAGTAAGTACTGGTGGTGGCGATGATGATGGTCCAAGCTTTGCAGACGAAATGCGACAACAACAACAAGCTGAACGTCAAGAAAGACAAGAATCTGCAAAACAAGCTGCAAAAGATATTGCACAGGAAGCAAAAGACACAGGTAAATCTATTGCAGAAGTTGGTCGTGAACGTGCACCTTCAAGTGAATCTAAAACTGCTGCCGAAAAAGCAAAAGAAGAAGGTGACCCAAGAAACATGAAGTCAGGTGGATTGGCTTCACGTAAAAATAAAAAGAAATAATCCACAATTAGACTAGCTACCCATCCCCCTACCAACAGGCTACGGTGGCCCTAGTAAAAAGGACAGATAATGTCAGATACAATTATGGCTGAAGAAATGCAGCCTCAAAAGAAAGTGGCATTCGCCAATCGTAAATACACAAATGAAGAACGAATCAAAAAAGAAGAAGAAGAACTTGAACAGCTAATAGCTGAACAAAAAGGTGAAGCAGTGGAACAAGAACCACAAGAAGCTGAACCTGCAAATGCTGAAGAACGTAGCTTTAAGAAACGTTATGGTGATCTACGCCGACATCAGCAAACAAAAGAAAAAGAATACGAAGATCGTATTAAGGCACTTGAGCAACAGCTTAACCAAGCAACAAAACAAGAAATGCGCCTACCTAAATCTGATGAAGACTTAGAAAAGTGGGCAGCAAAGTATCCAGATGTTGCAGCTATTGTTGAAACTATTGCAATTAAAAAGGCAAAAGAACAATCAGCAGATTTGGAAGATCGTGTAAGAGCAGTAGACGAAATGCGTGAGACTGCAGCACGTGAAAAAGCTGAAGCAGAGTTAATGCGTTTGCACCCAGACTTTGACAGTATTCGTGATAGTGATGACTTTCATGAATGGGCAGAGGAACAACCTAAATGGGTACAAGATGCATTGTATGAAAACGACAATGACGCACGTTCTGCTGCTCGTGCAATTGATCTGTACAAATCTGATCGTGGTATTAAGAAAACTAAAGCCACATCAAAAGATGCTGCACGTTCTGTGGGAACACGGAATCAACGCAGTAAACCTCAGTCAGATACTTCGGGAATGGCTATCAAAGAGTCTGAGGTACAAAGAATGTCTCCACAAGAATACGAGAAACGATCCGATGAGATCATGGAATCTATTCGCACTGGAAACTTTATTTACGATTTATCTGGTTCAGCTAGGTAAAAAGTATTGACATTATAGTTATTTATGATATAACTATATGTATCATATGTTAGTGTGGCCCCAATAGGACACCCGTACTGACGTATATTCCCCACGCAAACAACAGACCTTACGGACTTACCTAATACGTATGGCCCGTAGTTGTAGCACAAAGGCCAAGTGTTATATTCTACGCACCCATAAACGATTAGCCTCCTATATAGTACTCTGTGTGTTTAGCATCTGTTTATGCTTTAAGGAGAAAATGTTATGGCATTTCCATCAGCATCAGGTTACGGCAATTTACCCAATGGTAATTTTAGTCCAGTAATCTATTCCAAACAGGTGCAGCTTGCATTCCGCAAGGCATCTGTTGTTGAAGCAATCACAAACTCTGATTATTTCGGAGAGATTGCAAACATGGGTGATTCAGTTAAAAT